CATCCACTTTCTTTAACTTTAAGGAGTATTTCCATGGTCCCTAGTCTTTTCGTCGCTAAACGTGACATCAGTCCCGTTCAGCTCGCCGAGCCTAGCGCGCAGGCTATTAGCGTCTATCTTGAAACTCGTGTGATTGTAAAATGTCGCACGACTGTCTTGACAGACTCAATGCTGTGCGATACTCTGGAATATGCGAGCTTGCAGGACACATTGTCCTGCGATGTGATGAAGGCTATCTTGCCTTCCTCTGTACTCGCTACTCTTGAAGTTATCGATCATGGTGTTGGTCGTCTGTTTCCCGGGTCAAGCCCAGGAGGTTCGCTATGAAGGTAGCCCGTTATCGATTTCGTGATGGTCGGAAATATGATAAGACGTACAGCTACGACTGGTATAGTACTGGAACGTGCGGGGTCGCCCCCGCATGGACCAACTATTACACCGGCGCAGCTCCTGCTTATGGTACTTTCTCCTACACTGATGACGTAATCGGCGATAAGCCTGATCGCAAGAAAGGGGTCTCTGGGTATCGGTTTCATCCGTTTGCCCTTAGATCCGTCTCTTGCGGTGTTGGTGAAGGTACAGGATGGATGATACGAAATATCGCCCAAACCTGTCCCGTCCCCAATAACTACTGGCAGCACTGGAAGTCCTCAGGGACTATGCCACCTGCTCGTAGTGCTTCTGGCTTAAATCCGTTCGAGTTCGACATTAATGGTCGGCTCGTGACGCCTGACATACTGGATTATAACCGGTATCGAAGGGAGCTGAATCTCTGTGTAACGAGTTGTCTGTCGAAAGTCGGTAGAGGTGGATCTTCATCCAACCTCTATGAGACGGTCGCTGAGGTGAATAAAACCTTGGCTATCGTCTCACAGTATCTAGAGCTTGCTTCCAAAATCGCTAAGTCCAAAAGACTTATTGACAAGGTTAAAGCTGTCGGAAACTGCTACCTTCTGACGCGGTATGGCTTTAAGCCACTCGTGTCTGACATCTTTGGCTCGTTAGAAGCACTTAAGGTCCCACTCGGAGAGTGCATTGAGTCGTCACGCGAGAAGTCCTCCATGATCTTCGAAAGCTCATGGAATACTCTCAACTACGACGCCAATGCAGTTTACATCGCTGGTACCGTCACACGAACACAAACGGTGAAGGTCCGCGCTGTCTCCCTCAATCGCTACCAAAAGAATTTGGTTGATGCCCTCGGGCTTGGTTATAAGAATCTTATGACCGTTCCCTGGGAACTCCTTCCTTATTCCTTTGTCGTCGATTGGTTCGTCAACGTTGGTGACTTTATCGGGTCACTAGCGCCGAACGTGGGTATCGACCCGATCGGTTCTTGTTATACAGTGGAGGTCGAGACAAAAGATCTCTGGTTGTCTGGGGCAACAACCCCATACAATCCAGTTACTCAAGTCGTTTCCACTCCGGTGTCTGGAGGTAAATTTGAAGTTACCTACAAGTACAAGAACCGTATCCTTGGTCTCCCAGCACCTCAGCTTGTCATCAAACCTGATTTTAAGTTTGATGGCTTGACAAGGTGTATGGATGCCTCCGCTTTGCTACTTCAGCGCCTTAAGCGTTAGGTACAAAGAAACGTTCTCCGTTCTCAACCAATAATCCATTAAGGATCAATATGTCACTTACTGTCAACGCCAAGACCTATAACGCCGATTCCTTTCAGCAAAATGCTGTGGGGTACATCGGGACTTTGAAAACCGTTTCTGTGAAGGACGATCTCGCCCTTCGCCGTACGTCTCCGAAGTCCACTGATGCATTTTCCGGCGTTGGTCGCACCTCTGCGAAACTGACGCGTACGCTTACCTTGACTGGCGCAAAGACCCTTGCGGGTGATTGCATCGCCGAGATGAGTGTTAGCGTCCCTGTTGGCTATGCCGGCGCGGATGTGGATGCGGTGTTGAACGACATGGGCGCCTTCATCGCTTCGGCCTCTTTCAAGGCCCACGTGAAGTCGCAACAGGTTTCGTTCTAATCAGGTTCTCCTGGTGAGCCCGATACCTGTCGTCGTCGGTATGATTCTGACGACTGTCGTTCTCCTCGCTTTACTGCGAGCTCCGATATCCAAACCCGAGGATTTTCGTTATGAAAAGCCACAGCCGACAAGACCTACAAAGGGTCCAGAGGTCGTTATTCCTGAGCCGTCATGATCGCTTTCGCGACTTGATGCTCTCATTGTGCAGCGAACACGATAACTTGGACTTCGTTCGCAGCATTCGACGGGGGATTATTGATTATTTCAATAATTCCTCCGAGGATGCCGCGATCGATCTCCTTGATATCGCTGATTCATTGTCCGGCGCAGTGCATCCGGATGCGACATATCACTATGTCGCGAATCAGTTTGCCGCTCTACTAAAGAAGTACCCGTTTAAGGTGTCGCTCTCTAAGATCGATCCCGAAAAACGTGCGTACGAAAAGTTTGAGCGATCTGAGACTACATGTCGCAGATTCAATAAGCTTTTCGCCCAGTCGGATAGACGCAAGTCTACCCAATTGGCATCTACCTATGAACTTCAGCAGATGTCCGATTACATTCATTATGTTATCGGTACATCCCCTGATCTTCCTAAGGTCTTTAGTAAGTGCGGATTTGGTCCTGGTGCCAATGTGGGAATTAACGGTAGTGCTACCAACGTTCACAGGAAACTGTGTTCGATGTGGTCCGTTAGTCCTGGCGCTTTCGACTATGCTTGCCACTCGATGATTAGTCACGCTCAGTTTAGGGAACTTTTGTTTCCTGAACATCGCGGCTTCTCTGACGGTTCCCCTGACTTCGTCCAGCACTTTCGTGCTAGGATGAGAGACAGAGCAACTATAGCGGAACATAATAACTTAAGCTTCGTCCCCAAGACAACAAAGATCTTCCGATCTATTGCTGTCGAACCTGCCCTCAACTCTTTCTTGCAGAAAGGAGTCGATGAATGCTTACGCGAATTTTTACGAATTCGTGCAAACATCGATCTCACCTCTCAGGAAGAGAACTCCGAGATGGCCCGCATAGGGTCCTCGGATGAGGAGGATTCGTTTGTGACAATCGATCTCTCTTCTGCTAGCGATAGCATTAGTATTGAACTTTGTCGCCGAGTCCTGCCCCCGGATTGGTTCTATCTTTTGGATAGGATCCGTTCGAAGTCCTACAGATATAAGAAAACGGTTAACCCGTATTCGAAGTTCTGCTCGATGGGCAATGGTTTTTGTTTTCCTCTCCAGACTCTTTTATTTGCCTCTATGTGCCATGCTGTCGGCGCCGGAAACACAGGTATTGACTACCGTGTCTACGGCGATGACATCATTGTTCGTAAGCAATACGCCCTTGGCCTCATTTCCCTTTTGAGGAGATGTGGGTTCAGGCCTAATGAAAGTAAAACCTTCATTAAAGGCCCGTTCAGGGAGAGCTGCGGAAAGGATTACTACAGTGGGGTGAATGTCCGACCTGTATACTTAGACTACGAACTCGATTCTCTCGAGTCCCTGTTTAAGTTCTACAACTCAACTTTGAACTGTTCTCTTTTATCTAAAGAGTTCTTCAGCCGGAGCCGAACGTTTTTGTTCGATTCGGTCCCTGAGCGCTGGCGCTTCGTCCGACCCTGCAAGGGTCCCGAAGATGCCGCGTTCGAAGTTGATGTTGATGCCCCTCTCTTCCTTTCCTCGAAGCACGTACGCTTTAGTAAGTATACGTTTTCTTGGAATTGGAAGGAGCTGGAGCACGCGCCCGTAGAGGACCGCAAGGTCTACTGCAGACGTGAGAGGCACATTGCTGTGCTATACGGTGCACTTATGGGACTTCCGTCCCATAAAACGTTCACTCTCCGTCGTAAAACGGAGACGAAGGTACGCACTTCTGCGTACGGGGTCGCCACTTCAACGTGGCTTCCCCCGACTTTGAGATTGTAAGTTCTCATTGTCGTCGTTGGCCTTCACAGGCTGACTTAGGGCCCCTATTTGGGGAACCAGAA